CGTCAACGCGTGTTGACAACGACACACTGATCCGAGAACTGCGCAAGGCTGGTGTCAAGCAGACAGTGCTGGACAACGCCATCATCGCAGCAACCAAGACCAACAACGCCCCGCACTACTTCTCAGCCAACCTCGTAGAGAAGGCCGAGTAGACTACAACCCGGTGTCGTGCCACAACACGACACCGGGTTGCCTACAGGGGAACGTGCATGCATGAGGTGATACACTTGCAAGTCAAACCCAAGATGGAGGCATTCAACCATGAAGGCCATCGCTACATCCTCAAGTTTGAACCCAACGCAACGCCAGACGAGCGTTGGAGTTGGGCGGTCGAATACACCGTCAAGTATCATTACTTTGGCGCAGCAGAAACCAGTGACTTAGCCGCGCGCCGTGCCAAGTCGCAAATCAACAAGCTCCTGAGACGGGAGACACTGAATGAGTGACGCTTCGAACCTCGAAGCAGTCCTTACGGCGTATGATACCCCCACACAACGTGCATCAATCGCCAACATGGCGGTTGCCGATCTAGAGGCGATGCTACACGACATACGTGAGCGTCGCCTTGTTGCTGTTAGGAAGCTAGAGGAACTGGCACAAGTCAAAGCAGACGAGGCCAGACTGGAACTGTTCATGAAGTATGAGCGTGCACTCATCACAGCACGCCGTGCAGTTGCCAAGGCTGACGAGGCCGAGACCAAGTTGGAAACTGCCATTCACAAGGTGCGTCTATTGGTGATGGCGATACACATGGAGGTGGGATAGCATGCCTGCGCCTGTACGTGCACGCGACTTGCGTGCCAACATCAAGGACTACGGCTTCGAACAAGGTGTGGTCGTAACCATCGAGTCGTTCCTTGACGAGTATGCTGAGACACGTCAGCATCTCCGTGACGTTGTTGACCTGCTGGATAGAGTGATCAACGAAGTGCAGAAGCTCACCACGGTTGGCGACGGCATGGCAAAAGCAATCAACCAGATGAGACGGGACGCACAGAATGAGGAGCCAAGGGAATGAGTACGAGGCATCCTTTCGCCTTGCCACACCAGCGGATGCACACTTAGACACCTACGACCACACCAAGCTCGCTGCACTCAACACGTGTCCTACGTGGGGTGTCCTGCGCTACCAGATGCACAAGGTCATGCCCAGTCGTGGCAGGTCACTCGCGTTGGAGTGTGGCAAGGCAATGCATGAGTGCTTCGCATTCATTCGCCTGTGCAACCTCATGGAGGACTTAGAGAAGCAGCACATGGCTGACCAGGGCACCGCTTTGTGGAACTACCACGGCATACGCCTGTTTGGCCAGGAGCGGTTCGAGCACATCTGTGCAAGCATTCAGGAGAGCAGCGACCTGATTGAGATGTGCAAGCGCGGTGCCATCGCAGTGCTAGACACCAGCGGCTTCTACGACGATCCACGTGACAAGCGGCGCACGCTGTCCAACATGGAGGAGTGCATCTTCGCATACATCAACCGGTGGCGTTGGGACCAACCGGTGTGGGTGCGTAACCCGAACGACCCACAGTCAGACGTGGGCATTGAGATCGCATTCGACTTGGTAATTGAGATCACCGGCCAACACATGTTGACGTGCAGACTGACCGGCAAGATCGACGGCATCCACTGGAACAGCCAAGGCAACCTCGTCATACACGACAACAAGACAGCATCGCGACTCAATGATGCGTGGGCCATGAGCCAAGTCATCAACCACCAATACACAGGATACTGCGTGGCTGCGTCGGTATTCACACAACATGTGGTAAACCACACCGAAGTAATTGGCCTTGCAGTCCCACTACCGAAGTCGTATGACTACGGTGGGTTCCTAAGAGAACTGTCAACAAGGGAGGTGCACCACTACGAACGCTGGCTATACTGGCTAGTCCACACGGTGCTCATGTACAACGCCTACACAGGCGATCCGTACGCAGCACCCAAGTACACCCACTCCTGCAACCGCTACTTCCGTCCGTGCGCATTCATACCATTCTGTGATGCGGACAACGAGGAGCAGCGCGTCATCGTGTCAGAGATGGAGGTGGACGAATGGTCACCACTGCACAAGGAGGTCACGGAAGGCGTCGGCATCGAATAGTCACACAATGGAGGTTGGTAATGGACGAGATTGAGTGGAAGCAACTCTACAACGAGGCAGCAGACACAGTGACACGCATCACTGCACCTGAGACGAAGGAAGCACTGGCACTGATCCTACACCTCGTACACGAAGTCAACGACAGGCTCACCGAATACCTGGACTCCCTAGACAATGAGTGACGGACCACCACGCCTCGGTGGAGTGCCAGTTCTCACACCAGATGCGACACACATGCGTCTCGCAATGCTACTGTGGGGAGACGCCGGGTGTGGCAAGACGACCCTCGCTGCAACCATGCCAGGACACAAGCTGTTCGTGCAGTTCGACCCAGACGGTGCACTGTCACTCGCTGGACGTGACGACGTGAGTGTGCTGGACCTGAGTGCAGAGAACCCAGTCACTGTCATGACGCAGTTCCGCACACCTGATCCATACGGCCTCGGTGACTACCTACGCAAGCATGCTGAGGTGGAGACGGTGGTGTGGGACAGCATGACCACACTCGCATACATGGCACTGCGTGAGGCAGTGACACGCAACCAACGCTCATCACTCGAACAACCAGGCATGCATGGCTACACGTGGCGCAACTCCATGATGTTGCGTATCGCCACAGCAGCCATGCAAGTGACCGGTGCCCTGGACCGCAACGTGTGCTTCACCACACACGAGAACGCACCAGACCGTGACGACGAGGGCCGTGTGCTGTCGATCACACTGGCACTGTCTGAGGGCACCGCTAACCAGCTCGGGCTTCGGCTCAACGAGGTGTGGCACGTGCGTGACGATGGCAACAAGCGCATCATCGCTGTGCGTCCGTGCCGCATGCGTAAGCCGATGAAGACACGACTGTTCAACGCCACACAACCCGAGTTCGAGTGGCGCTACGATCCTAACACGAGGAAAGGAGACACAATCAGCGGATGGTTCACGACGTGGAAGGACGGGAAGGGCAACAAGTTACCACTGCCAAAATGACCGGTGGCCACACTGACCACCGGCAAGTTTGTCTGTCACATGCCACCCCAAGAACTTCCAATGGAGTCACGCCTGTATATAGGCAACAGCTTGGAGAGAGCAACCTCAATGTCTCACTCGACATCCATACTTGAGTTCTCACAGGACATCAGCGACGCACAACCACCACCGCCACTGCCAGTCGGTCCCTACCCAGCGGAGATTGTTGGTGTGCAGACGCGCGTATCAGCCACAACAGGCAACGAGTACGTGCAGGTGACGTTCCGTGTGAACTCAGACTCATACCCTGCCGACTTCACTGAGGGTGATCCCGACGGCACAGTGCTGATGTACAATCGTCTCACCACTGAAGACACGCCCACCATGCGTTACCGTTGGCGTAAGTTCCTTGAGAACGTCGGTGGTCCGCGTGGTCGCAAGCTGGACCTGGGTGCACTCGTGGGTCTGCGTGGCACCATCGACATTGCACATCAGGAGTATGAAGGCGAGCAGCGACCAACAATTGCACGCATTCTTGCGCCGTGATATGAATGAACGGTTGCATTCTGTGACTGCCCACTCTACAGTCAACACGTGTTGACTACCAACCAAGGGAGTATTCATGGCTCAACCAGCACTCAACCAAGCACCCGGCATGCCCGCACCTGACGTGTCAAGCAAGCCATCACGCGCACGCAGGCCACGCCGTCCGTCGCCGCCACGTCCTGCCTTCTTCATTGTGCAGGTCCTCGATGAGCAGGGACAGCCGATGGCATTCGACAAGAAGCGCATCAAGGTGGTGTCTGTCGAACGCAGTGCCGAGAAGGTGCTTGAGATCGTAGAGGGCGGTAACCAGCCGCACGTATTCTACCTGCGCGGCATTGTACCGGCAGGACGCGGCGGGTCATCGGTTGCGGCTACACAACCCCAGGCCGCGTAGAGCACTACGCACCCGTGTAGCGCAAGGGAGGCCGCACTCTAACAGGTGCGGCCTTTTCCTTATCCACTGACATCCTGCATTAGGAGAGCCACGGCATGGTAGACGTGATTGAGTGGGACGAAACCCAGACCAAGGCTATCGAAGCATGCTGTGACACGAGCAGACGTGTCGTAGCAGTGACAGGCAAGGCAGGTACAGGCAAGACACTGATGATGCGTGAGGTTGCACAGCGTCTACGTGACGCAGGCTACAGCGTGCAGTCCAGTGCACCAACAGGCAAGGCAGCCAAGCGCATACGTGAGGCTACGCAGCTAGAGGCTGTCACCAACCACCGACTGCTTGGCTACGGCATGCCTGACGAGGTGGAGGTGGAGGACGAACTCACAGGCAACAAGAAGACAGTCCAGGTCAGCACCGGACCACGCTACAACCGCAGACGCCCACTGCACTACGACGTGCTGCTCACTGATGAGTACGCGATGGTGAACCAGGAGATACACGACAGCCTACTCGCTGCACTCAAGCCCGGCGCACGCATCTGCATGTTCGGTGACGCCAACCAGTTGAAGCCAATCGAGGAAGACCGTAGACTGGACCAGCTACCGAGTTCGTTCCAACGCATGCTAGAGAAGTTCGATGGAATTACACTCGACACGATCCACCGCCACGACGCTGGCTCGGGTATTGCGCGCAATGGTTCGCAGATACTGCTCGGCAGAATGCCACGTTCGACTGATGACTTCCACATGCGAACTACCGATCAGCCTGTCCGTGCAGTGCAGGAATTTGTCGAGTTGTCCCTTGCGCAAGGACACTCATACGCAGACGTTGATCATCAGATTATCACCTCCATGAACAAGTCATGGATCGGCACGCAACGCCTCAACCTCGTAGTGCAGGCCATGTTCTGGGACCGCACACGACCGTTCATCGAACTGCCACGCCACAGGTGGGTGCAGAAGGATGTCGGTCCCATCCGTGTGCAGGTTGGCAGCAAGGTAGTGTACACCGCCAACAGCTACGACCTCGATGGCACAGGTGAGGCATACGCATTCAACGGTGAACTCGGTGTCGTCCACAACATCAACTTCGAGGACGGCAGTGTAGAGATAGACTTTGGTGACCGAACGGTCGTGGTGCCACCACTGGTCATCATCGTACGTGAGAACGGCACCGTCGTGGAGCAAGACCCAAGGAGGAACATCGACCATGCCTACGTCCTGACAACACACAAGTGCCAAGGCTCAGAGTTCCAGCACGTGTGCTACGTAATGAACAAGTCCACTCTGTGGTCGCAGTCACGCCGCAACTTCTACACAGCCATCACACGTGCCAGACAGCAGTGCACGGTGTTCGCAGACATGCAGAGCATTGCCAAGTCAACCAAGTTCCCAGGCTAACCAATGGAGTGACACATGGCTTTCGTCAAGATCAGCAAGAGTGCAGTAGGACCACGCAACCTATCAGTGGCCGAGTTACGTATGGGTTCGCACCTCCATACCGGACAGGAGACAGGAATACCACGAGGCATCTACATCTCCATGACACCATCGCTGGTCAGACAGGTGGGTTGGGCTGTAGAGGAAGTAGCATCTCAACGAACGAACAAGACCGGAGAGACATACGTTCGTGCCATATGCAGGATCACCATCCATGAAGGTATAGGTGAGGATCGTGGCTTCCTCATGCTCGTGGAAGACAAGAATGGCTACAGCCTCGGCACAACACGAGGCGTGAACACCTCATACAATACCAACATCGCTGCACAAGCACTCAGTCACTACGTGCTGAACGAGGTGCCAGTCTCTCCTGCCCTGGTGCAGTTCACTGTGGATGAGAAAGAGAAGACTATCCTTGTAGAGTGTCCAGACTGGTTACGCTACAACCCTCTTAGTGTCCCCGCCAGTGACACCGCCGACACCGGCACCAGTAAGGGGAAGGCGGTTGCGTCGCATGGACAAGAGGTAGTCGTTGACCTGCCGGGTCGCATACCAACCAACCGCAAGGAGCGGCGACAATCAGGTGCAGTCATAGCACGCGCCTTACACAGGTAACTCATGCCCACCTCACCACGTGTGGGGTGGGCATTCTCACAGGAACATTCGACACACCGGAAGAAGCAGCGAGAGCTTGGGATGCATTGGCCAAGAAGATACTAGGCGAGTATGCAGTCCTGAACTTCCCAGAGGAGGATTAGTGTTTTGATGATGGACCCATACCAGAACATCGCACATGCCAACGCTGAACTGAAGGCAGCAGTGGAAGCAGCAGGCTTGGAGTTCAACTGCGGTGCAGGTGGCAGCGTCAACAGCACCATCGCTGTCGTAGCCGAGGCACCCGGTGAACGTGAAGTGCAGCAGCGCATGCCACTCATCGGCGGCTCAGGCAAGTACCTGTGGGACATGCTACGCAAGGACAAGCTCACACGCAACGACGTGTACATCACCAACGTCGTCAAGCGCAAGCTGGTGTCAGCGGCTGAGAGCTACGACGTGATGCCACAGCAGAAGAAGATTACACTCAGCAAGCAGGAGCTTGAGCACTGGCGTCACATCTTGCAGGAGGAACTGGAACGCCTACCGCATGTCGAGTACGTGGTAGCACTCGGCAACTACGCACTCGAAGCACTCACCTCCTACAGCGGCATCACACAGGTGCGTGGTTCGGTCATCCCCATCATGCTCGGTGACAGGCGCGTGCAAGTCCTGGCCACGTTCAACCCAGCACACGTCATGCGTGAGCCGCGCATGGAGATCGTGTTCCGCATGGACCTCAACAAGCTGCAACGCTTACTCAAGGGGACGTTCAGTGTTCCACCTATCCGTGCACACATCAATCCCACCTACACCGAGGCGGTCGATTTCATACGGTATGCACGCACGCTCACTACGCCGCTTGCCTATGACATTGAGACGATGGCTGGTGAGACAGCATGTGTTGGCTTTGCACCGACCAACGACACAGGCATCTGTATCAACTTTCGTTCACAAGGACAAAACCATTACACGCTGGACGAGGAACGCCATATCCGTCTCGAACTACAAGCACTTCTCTCGAACCCTGCGGTGCGGCTCGTTGCCCAGAATGGTCACTACGATGCAACGTGGCTCTGGTTCAAAGACCGCATACGTATTCACGCACATTGGTTCGACACGATGCTCGCACATCATTTCCTATACCCAGGACTGCCGCATGATCTGGGTTTCATCACTGCCCAGTACACGGACCATCCGTACTACAAGGACGACGGCAAGCTGTGGCGCGAGGAGGGAGACATCAACGCCTTCTGGGAGTACAACGTAAAGGACTGCTGCATCACACGCATGGCAATGGAGTGCATGCTCAATGAGTTGCAGCAGGCTGGCATGGATGAGCGGTTCTTCAACCACATCATGCGTCTGCAACCTGAACTGATCGAGATGTCGGTCAACGGAGTGTCAGTCGATGCAAGACTCAAGTCCTCGTTCGCCGATGAACTCGGACGAAGCCTGGAAGCTGCAAGAGAGCTATGCCAAGTCAAGGCTCGTGTGGCAACTGGCGTTGCTGATTACAACTTCAATCCAAGAAGCAACCAGCAACTCGCTAAGCTCCTCTTTGACGACCTACAGTTGGTCGGCAGAGGAAGAAGCACTGATAAGGAGAATCGTGATCGTATTAGACTCCATCCACGGACTAACCCAGCAGCTAGAGACCTTATCAACGCCGTTGATCGATACATACAAGAGGCCAAGTTTGTATCCACATACGTCAGCGCCGAACCCGACAGCGACGGACGGTGGCGATGCTCCTACAAGCAAACCGGCGTCGCCTCCGCTCCCGGACGCTTGAGTAGCTCACAGACGCATTGGGGAACTGGCCTCAACATGCAGAACATACCCGAGAACGCCAAGGGCATGTTCGTAGCACCCGAGGGCTGGGAGCTCAGCTACTTCGACATGTCACAGATCGAGGCTCGCATAGTTGCGATCCTGGCTGACATCCCTGTGTGGAAGCAGCAGTTTGAGAACGCACGCTTGCATCCTGGGACGTATGATGCGCATTGTGCACTAGCCAGTGACATGTTCAGGGTAGCCTATGAGCAAGTACCACGACGCGATAGGGACGAGGAAGGACGCCCGACCATCCGATACGTTGCCAAGCGGTGTCGTCACGGACTCAACTACCGCATGGGACCAGACAAGCTTGCCACAGTCACAGGCTTGTCACACGTGGAAGCCGAGCAAGCCTACCGTCTCTATCACATGGCGTCTCCACAGGTCACCATGTGGTGGGATGACTTGGTTGCACTCGTCCGCAGGGACCGTGCTATTACAACTGCCCTCGGACGACGATGGATGCTACTGGAACGCTGGGATGACGCAGCCCTAGACGCCATCGTTGCCTTCGAGCCGCAGTCGATCAACGGTGACTGGACCTCATCGGTCATCTATAAGTGTCACGACGACCCCGACTGGCCTCCCACTGCACGGATCGTCATCAACGTCCACGATGCACTGATTGCATTGAACCGACACGAGGATGGGCCTACTGTGCGGTCCATCATGAAGCACCATGCAGAGCAGCCCATCTGGATCAACTCGGTGAGCAACCGGCTCGCTGGGATCGACGCACCGGAGCCACTGATCGTGCCTGCTGAACTCGGTGTGTCACAGCCAGGACCAGACGGTGTGCATCGCTGGTCTACGATAGCCAAAGTATGACCCTACAGGAGCGGATAGACTTCTACGTGGATACAACAGGTTTCCCTCGCAGCCTATTCATCGGAGAGGACAACCGCATCGTTGGCACGTGGATCATGGGCAACGACTACCGTGTGAAGTCTGAATACTACGGAGGATACCCAGCAGGATACTTGCGGCGTATACGTGCACTGTTCCCAGACAAAAAGCGTGTGCTGCACCTGTTCAGTGGTAAGGTAGACTTAGACGCAATGCCTGGGGACACAGTGGACATCAACCCAGACATGAACCCAACATACGTGTGTGACGCAGAAGAACTTATCCTGATTCCACTACAGGACTACGACCTCGTGTTGGCTGATCCACCATACTCAGTCGAGGATGCAGACCGCTACGAGACAACTATGGTCAAACGCAACTTAGTCATGCATGCATTACAACGACTACAACCAGACACACATGTCGTGTGGTTGGATCAGGTGCTGCCGATGTATCGCAAAGACGCATTCACAATAGAAGCTGTGATAGGCATGGTTAAGTCAACCAATCACAGATTCCGTGTTGTGACAATCCTCAAGAGGGTATAACATGAAGCGCAGCATCAGGAAGCGTAGCACATGGCGTCGAAAGTTTAGGCGGTTGAACCGTCACATGGAACGGGCGTGGCGCCGTGGAGAAATCAGCTTCTCTACATTCGATTGGCATCTGCGAACCTTCTGTGGAGTATGACTGACTACTACAAGCTGGTGCCCCGTGAGTCATTCATGGGGCGCTACCTGCGCTTCATGTCCACACAGGAGACAGCACACGCCTTCGACTGGTGGTGTGGCATGTGGCTGATCAGCGTAGCATGCGGACGGCGTGTGGTAGTGGCACGACCACGCGCACCCGTGTACATGAACTTCTTCACCATCCTCGTTGGCGACAGTGGCATCGCACGCAAGTCAACCAGCGTCACCACAGCAGGCAGGATGGCACGTGAACTGCTCACCACCGACGACAGCATGGGCTACGTCGATGCCAAGATGACAGGAGAGAAGCTTGACGAACTCTTGCACACTCGAACATCAGCCTACGGGGCTGGCCAGCTTTGCATTGCCATCTCCGAACTTGCTGTGTTCCTTGGCACAGAGCGTTACGTCGCTAACATGCCGACACTGCTCACTGACCTATACGATTGTCCTGCCTATCGCCACGGAGGAGGAACTATTGCGCGCGGCGAGTGCATACAACAAAACGTCTACGTCACCTTCCTGTCTGCTTCAACACCTATCTGGCTTCTCAAGACTGTCAATCCCAACGTCGTAGAGGGTGGGTTCGCGTCACGCTGCATGTTCATCATCTCCAACAAGCCCAAGGCCAAGATCGCATGGCCAGAGTCGTCAACACGTGTTGACATGGAATGGGCAGACATGCTTCAGGACCTGCAACACATCCGTGCACAGGCCGCATCACAGCCTGAGATCACCATGTCAGCAGACGCACTCACCACCTTCACTGACTGGTACAACGCACGCGAGCCGTCCTTTGACACGTTCAAGCAGGCGTTCGAGTCACGCGAGGACGCACACGTGTTACGTGTCGCAGCATGCCTGTGCATCAACGACCAGACATGGCAGATCGGCACAACACACGTTACCGACGCGATCAACTTGGTGTCTGAGATAAAGGGCGACAGCGTTAACATCTTCGAGAGCGCCGAGCAGAAGAGCAAGTATGCGACGGCCCTCGACAACATCCGGTCCTACCTGATTGCGGCTGGGAGTGACCCGGTGCCACGGCATCAGCTATTCCAACGTTGCCGCTACGTAATACCCAGTGACAGTTTCCTCACCCTACTCGACATCCTGCACGAGGTCGGTGCGATACAGAGATACACACTGAAACATGATGGGGCTGGGCGGCCTACGGACTTCATTCGAGGGACGCGTCTGCTGCTGAGTGCGAACCTGGGGCAGACTGTGTTGGAGCGCATCTGAAACAGTATAAGAAACTCTTATGGATAGTTCCCTGTACAGACACTTGACGACGCTGTAGGGTGGTGGGTGGGATGCGATAAAAGATCATGGACCCATAGGGGCTATGATCGTCTTGGTGACAATGGGTGGGGAGCCGAGGCGAGACACACATTGGCACCACATAGTGGTTATGTACTTGTTGTACGTGGCTTTCATTGCGTGATCGGAGGGAACTGGTCCACCTCTCCATGCCAGTCTACCTTCTTGCCTACATCTACGTAGCGACCGAACTTCTGAGAGTACTCGGCGTTTAGATCATCTATGAAACCGCCAGCAGTACGCCACACGTCTGCATACTTACGCGTCTGTTCATTCATCCACTTGCGCTTCTCATCAGGTGGCAGTCCCTGTGCATTCACCTGCGCCATCTGCTTCTTAATTGCATCAGCCTCAGCTAGCACCTTACTCTCAATGAACGAGTGCAACTGACCAGTGCGCTGATACAAGTCAGCCATCTGTGGATCAGTCGGCACCTTGTCCTCACCGGCATTCGGTGGCGTCGGCAAAGCAAACGCACGCGATCCACCAGTCGTGCCCTCCATCGCCACATCACTCCTCATACCTGCTGTCAACTTCATCGCTGCCATGCGTTGCTGGTTATACTCCACAATCGGTGGTGCCATTGAGCTACGCACCTCGTTCTCCCACAACAGCGTGTTGCCTTGCGGGTTCAGGTCCTTGGCCTGCTGCAACCAGTCATGACCAGCCATGCCCATTGCACGCCAGAAGTCACCCGTCTGCTTCCAGTAACCACCCGTGTTGTTCACTATGTCCATCATGCCACCGACCATGCCGAAGATGTTGCCCGACACATCGGTGAACTTCTTGCCTTCCACACTGTCGAACGTGCCGTCACCGCCTGGATGGTTGGGCGTCGTCGGTGCACTGCCTGTACCACGCATGAACGTGTCACTACCGAACGTGCCGTTGCGTATGGCGTCCATCACACGCGCCACGTCCACATGCAATTCCTTGCCTGTCAACGCGAACGCCGCATTCAGCAGTGGCCAGTCCAAGCCAACACCACGCTGTATGCCATGCTCCATCGACTCCATTGTGCTCACTGCTAGGTGCTCACGCATGTAGTCATGGATGAAGTCGCCCCACGCAGCCATCGTATCAGGCATGTGCTTGATCGCAGCGAGGTTCATGGCGTTAGCGATCAGGTTCAGTGCCAGTCCGTACGCCCAACTGTCCTCCTGTGCCAGTGGTATCTTGATGTGTGCCTCAGGTGCGTGGCCATTCCTGAACAAGATCACATCGGACACACGCTGTGTCGTACTCAGCACCTTGTCCATATAATCTATAGCATCCTGCCTACCCAACCCAGTGAGCAGCGACAGCAGTGCCAGCGATCCGACAGACGACGCATACGCCAACGACGCAGCCACAGGTGCATCTACCAGTGCACGCACACGCCGCGTAGTGCCCTGCATGGCAATGTTGGAGTACGGCACCGCACCAGTGAAGCCCTGCACGTAGCGGTTACCACCACCCACACCAGGGTCACCTGTGAGTGCACGTGTGTCGTACGCTAGCAACTCAGGCTGTCCTTTGTACTGACCACGGTCTCGGTTCAGCCGTGCGAAGTAGTCGTGGCTAGCCTCACTCATGTTGGAGTAGAACTGCTCAAGTGCACTGCGTATCTTGACCACAGGCGGTCGTGCCCTACCTGCCCATGTGTTGGCCATGAACAAGTCAGGTACCAACTCGTTGAACACCGACCGGATGGGTGTGCCCTTACCAGCCGAATACGCAGGCAGTGGCACACGGAACATGTTAGCCTGTCCACCCATACCACTTGCACGCTTGAAGTGCATGAACGAGTCCATGTAGTAGCGTTCAAGCACACCCTGCATCTTGTCAGTCTGCATGTCACCAACAGTTGCACGCATGAACCGGTTCACCAGGTTGGGGCTGTCCTTACGCAGCATCTGCCCAACCAAGCCAGCGCCAGCCTCAACACGTCCCTTGCCATACGCATACGCCATGCCGCCGAGGTTAGTGGGATCGAACCCACGATACGAACCACCAAGCCTCTGTGCCACCAAGTCACCGAGGCCAATGACACTGCCCTTCGGCTTGTTGACGTTCATCGACAACGCAGTCCACAACGCAGGACGGAATGGGAAGATGCGACCAGTGGCTATCGACGCAACACCTGTTGTGGTGTGTGCGAACATCCTGCTTATCGCAGCCAACCCACCCAGTGTGGCACGCTGACGTGTCGTGTTCTGTCCCGTGTACGTCTCATACAGCAGTGGGTCGTGCACATGGATGGCCTTGACGCCGTTGTCACGGATATACACGATAGGCTCACGTGACGTGTGCACATCCTCAGGTAGGATGCCGTACTGCGGTTGGTTGGGCGTCATCTTGCGTGTCTGGTAGCGTGGCACATCAGGTGACGACGCCATCAGTGACTCGACGTGGTTGTACAGGTCCTTGTTGAACTGGTTGACACGGAACTCACGGAACGCCTGCTCCACATGCTGTGCCTGTGAGTGGTATGGCGTGGTGAATGCCTTGTCGATGCCAGTGTATGGCTGCATCTGCCGTGCACGGAACGTCCCGAGTATGCGACCACGCGGGTCCACATCGAACACGACTTCGGGACGGCGCTTCAGCATGTCGTTCACCTCACCTTGTGTGAAGTGCCCGTACTGCAAGCCCATCTGTGGTATCTCACGGTTGATCGTGTCGTACTTCTCAATCAACTGCATCAACACAGGGTCACTGGTGGCACGCTGCTCAATCGTGGTCAGGTCTGCCATCGTCTTGTCTTTGAAGTCCAGTGGCAGCGGGTTGCCGTAGTCGATCTGGTTGTTGATGCGGTTGCGCTTCTCGTTACGTGCAATCAGTGCCTCACGTAGCGTGAACTCCTTATCATTGGGCAGCGCGGCAACCTCTCGGTAGAACGGCGCAGGTGCATGCGTCATCTGGAAGTCGATGTGGTCGTCGAAGCCCGTCTCCATGAACTCACGTGCAGTGGCCTGATGCATGGCGTCGTTACGCACCACACCGTAGCGCCTACTCAGCAGGTCCACACTGCTTGGTGTCTGTGCAGTGATGCTCATGAACTCACGTGACTTGGCCGTGTGATCCAGGAGCGTGTCCTGCACTGCTGTCACCGCAGTACGCAGTGGGTTGGCAGTGGGATGTGGTGGCTCAGGCAGGCCCTCGTGTGGATCAACCGACAACGAGCGGCCTTGTGCAATCAACTCGTTGTTGAACTTCTGTGCACGTGCCACGAACTCAGGGTCCTGCAACCTACGCAGTCGTGCAGCAGCCGTTGTCTCAGCACCCAGGCCGTGGAATACACGTGCTGCACCAAGTCCTGCAACACCAAGCAGTCCGACAACCAGTGCATCACCAGTCGTCATCGGGTGGTAACCGCCGCCCTCTTGGAACGTCGGTGCAACCTGTGTGCCCAACACTTCATCGAGTGTCGGCACACCACCACTCGGTGTAGCAGGTGTGGTACCGAGTATCTGGTCGAGCGTCTGGACCTTGGATGTATCAACACGTGTTGAGGGTGTTTGCGTAGTGGAGCCTAGGATTTCGTCGAGTGTCTTGACTTGTGCAGGGGCTTGCGTTGGTGCAGGTGCAGCAGTGGTAGTAGGCGTAGCCGGTGTAGCGTTCAGAGCGCTCGCCTCCGGCGGCGCGGTCTGTGCAGTGTCCTCTGTAGCCAGTGCATCACGTGCCTGCTGCACAGTCAGGCCACTGTCCTTAATAAGCTGCTCTGCCTTGTGTGCTTCATACGCACCACCGGCTGTACCGAGTGCACCAGCAGTCAACACGTTCTGCGCTGCGTGCTCGGTGGTAGGCAGCAACCACTTAGCGACTGCACCAGCCGCACCGGGTAGGCTCGTCACGATCTTGCCGGGTGCAGCAGGTAGCATACTGCCTACGGTGTGCATGATGCTCGACCGGATCACGTCACTGGGACTGGTGATGTCTACCGGATCAGCACCAAGCTGCTTGTCTACCTCATCCTCAGTCTGTGCTACGTGCCGAGCAGCAGCCTGTGTCCACTGCCACGGTTCAGGTAGGCGCGTCTCCTTATACCCTGCGTTCTCCAATCCCTTGTTGACCAACGTGCGTATTGCATCGTAGCCAGTACCAGCCATACTGCTCAGGTTCTCAACCAGCCCAGTGAATGGCACGTAGTTGGCTATGTTGGGCAGATACGGCATGCCCTGTGTCAGTCGTGGATCAGGTCCAACGTTGGTGACGAATCCACTACCCAACCGCAGTGCATCATTGCGTAGGTCACGGCCTGTCTTCTGTGCGAGTGCTATCGCATCGTCAGGCGGCAGGAAGTTGTATGGGCTGTCACTCATGGCTTGAACGTGAGCAGCACTTCACCCTTAGCACCGAGCAGGTTGAGTGTGCCGTTAGCATTCTGCGATGTCTTCGGCTTACCACCATTCGCCTTAGCAGCCGCAGCCGCACTCGCTGCACCATCCGCACCGAGTGGCTTCACCAGTGCACCACTGTTCAGTGCAGCAGCTAGCTTGTCCTGTACTGGTGCTGCACCACGTGTGCTGCTCTGTACTGGTGTGGCTGGTGCACTACTCGTACCACCAGACTTCGGCTGCAACGGCGTGACACCGGGTGTGGATGGTGGCTTGAGTGCAGGTGTCACACCAAATCGCTTCTGTAAGTCAGCCGCTATCTGGTCAGCAGTGTTGATCCCTGTCTTGCCACCGTAGGTTACGTTGGCCACACCAACGCCGGGGATGTCCTTCTGTATGCTGACCCCAGGCTGCTTCTCACCACCAGCACGTGCATTCGATCCAGCCTCGTGCAGTGCAGCTACACGCAACTGCAATGGTGTGCCCTGCTTCACAGGCAGGTTGGTCATCTGTCCGTAGCTGGTAGCAGGTATGTCCAGGCCAGCATTCACTGCTTCCTGTGCACCACCAGCTACGTCATGGAATATCTTGGCGTTGGCACCACGATCAGCCATGTCCACGATGGTATCGACTGCATCCCCTTGAGCACCACCATACAAGTAGCGCAAAGCTGGCGATGTAGCCATGAGCCGTGCACCACCCGGCTTGTCAAGCAGACCAGCTACGTTCTTGGCTGCATTGTCAGCCATCTGCTCCTGCAACTGCTGTTGTGCATACGCATGCTGCTGCGCCAACTCCTGTCCATACTGTGCACCCTGGTTCTCACGCTGTATGCGAGCGTTGGCGAACATGGGGTACGCGAGGTCAGGTGTGTCCTTGGCAATAGCCTGTGCCAGCGCAAGCTCAACCGATGACGGATCAGTGGCCTGTGGGTTGTATGAGCCGAATGATGCAGCAGCCATGTCAACCTCACCCGAAGTACTTGTTGTAGAAGTCCAGTTGAGGATTGGTGAAGCTCGTCAGCCCACCACCTGTGGCACCTGAGTAGTCTGTCTTGGTCGTACCACTGCCGAACAGCGTCTCCAAGCCAGTCATGAACTTGCCCTTCGGATCAGTCAGGTTACCGATCGTACTGCCAAGCTCACCGATCTTGTTCAGTCCGAAGTTCGGGTTGGGCACGTTGCTGATCGCTGCGTTCGTGGCCGTCTGCTCACCACCAAGTGCACGGTTGACGTTCTCACCACCATACACAGGCGCAATCGCTGCCGTGCGTGACTGCTGTGCCTCCAACTGTGTCAGTATGTCACCACGGTTACTCGCTTGGAACGGCGCAGCCTGGAACTGCGGACTGGCCAGACCAGACGCAGTTGCAGCAGTGCTACCGAGTGTGCCAATCCGTGACCGGTTGATCTCGTCAGCCGCACCCATGCCCTTCAACCGCGCATCCACCAACGAGCTACGCAGATCATTCGCTGACTTACTGCCGATGGACGCAATCACTGGTGCAGCCGCAGTGCCCGTGCGTGAGAACTGCCGCAGTGTGTCAGCCAGCACGTTGCGGTATGCATCAGAGTTGGCATTCGCTGCCTGCGTAGTCAGTGCACCAGTGATCTCGTTGGCATTCACTGGCTGGTAGATGTTGAAGTCCCTAATGGCCCTATCAGCCCCAGGCTCAGCAAGCGTTGCACGTTGTGACGCACGTGCATTGGCGAACCGCTGCTGTCCTGCATCAGTGGTGTTGCGTGCAATCGTGTTGAGCAGTGCACTCAGGTCAGCAGTCTGTGGCAGTTGACCTTCAGTGCTGATCCATGTGTTCGTGCCTGGGTCGTACTGTAGTGACGAGCCGAAGCTGTCCTGATAACCAGCCGTGGACCTGCGTGTCGCTAGTGCATTGAGTGCTTGCTGATACCGCGTGTTCGCTTCAGCATCCTGCAACTGCCGCATGGCGAGTGCACTCTGCTGAGGCTGCCTGTTCTGTGCACCCGCAGCCGACGCGACTGCCGCACCACCTGCAAGCAGTGAGCCAATAGCGGCAATAGCTGAGATCGCCATGTCACAGTGCCTTCATGTAGACGGTTTCAGTCGCCGTGTAGCCCAGCTTCGGGAACAGCGGTGGCACGTCGTACACACTCCGCTGTGCATGCACGATGCGCTTCACACCACGTCGCCGCAACTCCATCTCACCTGACTTGATCAGTGCACGCCCCACGCCCTTGCCACGATGCATGGGCCGCACAGCCAGGATGTCGCAGTGACCGAACCGCGTCGTCTTGTGGTGCAAGTGCATGAACAGCATGTACTGCACGAACCCAAGCACCTGCTGCTGCTGTCGTGCTACCAGACACACAAACGCGTTGGCTGCCTCCAACCGCTGCAACGCCCACCAGTCCATCGCCAATGGAGGCACACCCTTGTGCGCATCAGTGGACTTCCAGTAGTCATACAGCACACTGTCCAGTTCACCGATCACATCGACCAGCGCCTCAGGCTGTATCTCTAGACCAGCCAACATCAGAACGCTCCGGTGTTACCCAAGCCCCTCGGTCGCTTAGCCAACTCATCAATGATCCCAGGTGCAGCACCAGCCTTTGGCACACCGCCACTTGCATCCAGTGGTGACGTGTTCACTGCACCCTGTACTGCACCGCCTGCATTCAGCAGGTCACTCAGGCTAGCGAACTGCGTAGAGCCAACCGCGTTTCGTAGTGCACCACCGAAGTTGCCCACGTCAGACGCAATCATGCTCTGTGCACCACTCGTGTATGCGCCTGGATCGAACTGGCTGTTCAGGGTTGTAGCATTCGCTGCACCACGTGCCGAGTTAATATAGTCATTCAGCGACCCACGCTCCTCATTGAGGATGTTCTCACCAAGCGACTGCACCGTCGAGCGAGCACCTGTCTGCTTCTGGCCAAGCGTGTTCAGTGCTGCACTGTAGCCCGTGTCGTTCAGGATGCCACGCTTCTGTGCATTGGTAAGCTGTGCGTTCAGCGGATCGAACTGCTCACTCACGATCTGGTCGATGTATGGCGACGCGATGCTACTCGGCAGGTTGGACTGCGCATACGTGGGCGTGAAGATGCTGTTGAGCCTGTTCAGTGCACTCGTGCGTGCACCACCTGTCAGGTCACTGATGATGGTGTTGCCAAGATCAGGCGAGAACGCAGCACTCGGGTTGGGGTCCAAGTCCTGAATGCTACTCTGTATACCAGCCAACCGAGGCTTGATGTCCGATTCCATATACTGGTTAGGATCAAGCCCAGCCAACTGGAACTGACGAATGGTGTTCTGCAATGCGGTGTTGTACGCATTCGTCCTGTTGGTCTGGAACTGCGACTCGTTGGTTGCAGCCTGCGTCTGCCTATCAGCAGCAGCCTGCTCACTCGCTGTCTTCTCACCAGCCTCACGCTGTGCAATGAACTCGTTCAACTGCTCCGAGCCTGACTTACCAGTGCCGAAGAAGCCACCACCAGGTATCGGTGGACCAGGATCAGTGAACGTTCGTCCAGTCACCGGATCGACATACGAGCGTGGTTCCAACTGCTGTTGTCCACCACCGCCACCACCCTTGCCGCCACGTGGTATGGCTGCGAAGGAGCGATCTACCTGACCACCTTCATTGAACATCACACATCCCTCGCATGCTTGTAGATCACACCATACCGAGTGAACCCCATCCTACGATACAGTGCATCTACGCCAATGGTGTTGATCGACGCTATGTCTCCGCTCTGCACCAGCAACGCACCATGCAGGTAGCACCAGTCCACGAACGACATCATCAGTGCCGCAGCGATCTTGCCCCTACTCGGTGTGTGCTCTCTCACATACCAGCAGTCCTCGATACCCATCAGCTTCGGTGCAAAGAAGAACAAGTCGAGGTGCCCCGCCACGAACCCGACATACGCACCGCTGTCATCCACTGCCGTAGCCAGATAGTATCGCTCATTCGTCAACACGTGTTGAGTACTTCTCAGCGTGTAGTCCCAGTCGAACTCAGGTCCCGTCTGTCCAAACGTGCCGAGTGCGACAAGCTCCTTGCCGAGTGCAACCACATGGGCGATGTTGTTGGCGTCAACTCGTTCGAGATGGAACGGCATCGCTCATCGCCTGCTGGACGCACTGACCAACGATCTTCTCAATCAGTGGCGCAACCACCTCATACGGATGCTTACGCAGCACACCCAACACGACCTGCCACTCATGGTTCTGCATGATCACAGCAGTAGTCGCGTTGCCATCAATTGCATGTTCAGGCACGTGTTCCCTCCAACGCTTCAATGCGTGCAACCAATTCCTTCATGCCATTCACCAGTGCAGCCACAATCGGTGTAGTCGCTACTGCCAACGATGGTGGATCACTGTCCTCGCGTGCGGCTCCTGGCAACAACGCCATCGTTGTCTCAGTGACAGCCTCAGGCAACACATCAGCAAGCTGTTGTGCAGAGAAGCCCAACTCTACCTTCGCCTCAGGCATGCCAACACGTATGAACTTGATTGGCTTGATGGCACACACCGCGTCGAGGCCCTCATTCGCAGGCTTCACATCTCGCTTGGATCGCTCATCCGACAAGTCCTGATACGCACCATGTCCACCAACCCATGCACGCTCGTTGTAGCACTGACCTGCACCGTGTATGATCCACTCGTAGCCTGATGGCGTATTCCATATGAGTGTGCCATTGGATGAGTTCCACTCCCAGTACCAGCTTGGACTCATCTGCAACAGGCGACCGGCGCCTCCGTTGCCCATAACCATCTGGTTACCGCTTGCAAAGACATTCTGTGACGCTACCACGTTGACACCAGCAAACACACTACCGCCTGCGGTGATTGCTGCCAGTGCGGCCATGTTACCATCATTCGACAGTTCCATGTTGACTGTGCCACCCTCTACCCACCGCCAGTGACCATCGTTACCACGCTGCATGTAGTAGTTAGGTGCAATCTGGAACAACCCACCTGATGCGTACACACCCTGGCACGACATGTTGCCTGCGAAAACTCCGTTACCTCCCGTGTCCACCGTCATCCGTGGGCCACTTGGCGAACTGAGCGTGTAAATTCCGTTCGATCGGTTCCACACAAGTGCGTAGCCGTTCTCGAAGTTCAGGTACAGGTTGCTGCCGTCACCTGCGAGGTAGAAGTTGTTTGCAACGTTGCGTGCCAAGAAGATGTTAGCGTTGGCGTAGAGATTGCCTACTGCTGAAATGTCGCCACTAGAGTTGATGGTTGCAAGCGCCACGTTGTCACTGCCACGAACATACTGCAAATGGCCAGCGGCTCTGTTGTATTGCCACCGCCAGTTGCCACTATCGAACACGAGGTTCGTGTAGTTGGAGTCCGAGGTGAATGCAGCACCCGAGTTAACCAGCGTGTACCCAGGACTGCCTGCTGCATACATACCAGCGCCAGCACTCACGTTCCCATTCGACGTGATCGACCCAGTGAACGTGCCACCAGCAGTCGGCATGAACAAGTCAACGTACTGCTTCGGTGCAGCATCCAGTGCACCACTCGGGTTGCCTGCCAACGTGATCGCCCCCGTCATCGTGCCACCCGTGGTCGGCAGGTAGCCAACACCACCCACACGCGCATCCACATACTGGCGTGTTGCCGCAGCCAACACATTCACTGGGTCGCCAAACAGCACCAACTCACCAGTCATGGTGCCACCAGTGATTGGCAGTGCACCGTTCACCACTGCCTCAGCAGCAGCAGCATCAGCCGCACTCTCAGCAGCCTCACCAGCAGACACCTGTGCTGCACCTGCACTGTCTGCCGCAGCCTGTGCATACTCCTGTGCAGTGGACACACTCTCTATCCAGTAGCCAGGATTGGCCAACCTGTCCTCAGCGAACGTGGTCGGCACCGCAGCACTGGTGTGTGCAATGTTGCACGTCCATATGCTACCGTCTGCGAAGTCCACTGCTGACTGACCATTGGCATACGGTGTGGCGTTCTTCCACACACCAGTCAGGTTGGCGACACCGAAGAACTTAGCAACCGTCGCATCCAGTGTGTACCAGTTGTCGTTGACATCCTCATCCCACGGGTCCTGGTCGAACGCAGGCACATGCAGTCGCAGGTTGGTGGTGAACGAAACCATGCCTATCTCCTGATGCTGCCTGGGATGTAGCCCAGCGATATACTGACGAACCGCAGCGGGTTGCGTGTCGAGCCGCTGAACCGCAGCTTCAGTATCTTGAACTTCGCCACGAACGCATACAGTCGCTCATCCGACGACCGCCGTCCACCACCATACGGTCCATCACCATACGGCGTGTCACCATACCCACCTGCACTGCCACCTGTGAACTGCATGCTCAGCAGTGGACTGTCTACGCTGTGGTAGTTGTGGATGTTGTCCACGTACGCACGCACCGTGAACTTGGCTGTGCCTGTCGTGTCGAGTGCCAGATAGCGTATCTGCTTGATGTTCATGCGGTGCTTCATGTCCGCCCACGGCAACTCCCAGTCGAACGCGATGGGTTCGCCTTCACCATCCTCTACATCAGGATCACCCAACCTGTCAGCATGTGTTGACTGGTTGTCGAAGTCGTACGAGTACAGCCTGTCACCACGACTGAAGATGATGTTCTGCAAGCTCGTTCGACACGCCGACTGCCACTTCCAACCACGCAGTCGTGCCCACGCCTGCACCTTCAGTGTCGGTATGTTGGTGTAGCTGTAGCACACCGTCTCAGTGATCGTCACACCATCTTCTGCGAACACCGGCACGAACAGCATGTAGCGGAAGTTGCGGAGGTCGTAGATGGCGAACATATACCTCTGTATCTGCGCCTCACTCAACGGCTGTATGCTGGCAGTGGTCAGTGGATCAATCAGGTGACTGGCCCGCACCGGACGTAGCGTGTTGAACACGTTCACACGGTTGATGCTGTTGACACCGATGTTGTCGTTGAAGAACGTGTCATCGCCCACCGACACCAGTGACCTGTGACACAGACAACCGAACTCCTGAATGAAGCCGTCATCACTTGGCGTGTGCACACCAGGGTCACCTGTGTAGATGCCAAGGTTGAGCGGTATCACTCCGCGTTCGAACGTGACCAGCAGCTTGTCTCGATAAGCCACAAGGCCAGTGATAGTGCTACTGCCGAGTGACACGCGAGGACCGAGGTCAACGTTAACACCGTCATTCGGTGCTGCATCTCCAAAGAACGTGCCGCTAGTTCCACGAGCGGAGATGAAGATCGTGCTCGGGTCCGACGCCACTCCTGCAATGATGAGATATTGTCCAAACGTCACCACATACTTGCCAATGGGCGTGTTGATGTTCGAGCCAGACGCCTCATCGACAAGATACTGTGCCTCCATGTAGTTAGGATCAGTGGTCCTGCCCTTGACAATGATGGGCTTGTCCTTGCCGTTGACACCAATCAGGTCACTGCCGAAGATGGCAAACGACGCGTAGTCGGTAGGGTTGGTCCACGGACGTGTGCCTGCTGGTGCAGCGACCAACTCCATGTTCACACCAGTGCCAGCACCGTCCACCTTGGTCCATGCACCACTCGCTTGCACAGCGATGACGTAACCATTGAAGTATGTGTGGTTGATGACATCCACTGACACGTCCCACAGGTCACTGCTGAACAGACGCGTGCCAGGACGCAACGCCAACGAACCATCCGTCTGCCGCTCCATGTTGTCGAGGATACGTGCGAACTTCGGTGACATGTTGAGGTCAGTGTCAGACACGTTCAGGCCACCCTCGAACGACCTGACAGTCGTGGTCTGCAAGTTGCTCTGCGGCTGCTGACCGCGTGGGTTGAGGCCGTTCTGTGTGCGTTGCAGGTACATCTCTACACCAAGATCATTGCACGTGCCTGCGTCTGCACGACTGGGGGTGTGACGGTAGCAACCGGTGCCCACATCTCAAGCGCCAACTGCGTAGCGATCATCAGTGGGTTCACTGTTTGTGTGTTGCCCCACATCTCAACAGCAAGCTTCGTCGCCCACATGTCAGGCGTGCCGCTGCCCCACTGCTCCAGCGCGGCTTGTGTCAGTACATCGTTGGTGACTACCGCTGTGCCTGTCGGGATATTGACGAAACCACTCGGCACCGTGCCGCTGTAACCGGTCGCACCGAAATTTGCGGTGATGGCTGCACCTGAACCACTACCGGCAAACGCATAGAGATCGTAACCCGGACCACAGAACCCACGCAGACTAAGCCCACCAACACCCGTTGCCGGATTGTTGCTGGCGTTACCGTTCCAGTTTCCGGCTGCTGTGCGTCTGAACCAGACCTGACTACTGTCTACATCAAGCGCGATGCAACACACATCGCCTGCGGTGAACGCACCCAGCAAGTTGCCCTGGCTGACGCCGTTCAGCGTCACAATACCGCCTTGCGACGCTACGACACCAAGCAGTGCGCTCGATGCCATTCCAGCGAATGTCGCCGTGCCGAGACACACGCCAGTGGCAGCGTTCGTCAGCGTAGTAAACGCACATTCCCAGTAGTATTTACCAGTTGTCAGCACACGATCCAAGCTACGCACGCCAGGGTTGGCCCCCGTCATGGTCGCGACAAGATTGCCACCGCTCAGTGTGCAGTTAGCAAGATCGGAGGGGTTCCACGTTGTTGGCATCAGGCGGTCACCACCGGCCCGATGTTTACGTTGCTGACTGCAACCGGCACCCATGCGCTACCGGTCGCGGGGTCCGTCGCGTCAGTGCGCCACAGCCACTGCCATGATGTGCTCAGTGCGATGCTGGTGCTCTGCACTGTCGTGCTACCTGATTTCATCTGCACCGCACCGTTGCGTGTGCCTGCGTCCGATTTCTGCACGAAGCCGCGCGTGGTCACCGCCACGACGGATGCGGGCGTCGCAGCAAGTGCGGCGATGCCATAGAGGTCGCTCTGCCCTGCGGTAGCGGAGAACACATAGTCCGTCGCGCCGTTCTGCTGCGGCTCGTCCACGGCTGAGAAGTTTGTGGCACCGGTGTTGCGGCTGAACTGCGCCTGCACATCGCTCGCGGGCATGCGTGTATACGCGCGGATGTCGCCCACGAACGGCACGCTGGCGGCGTCGCTGCGCCAGAGCAGGTCGTCTATAACCTGCTGGTTGGCACCGATACTGATTTGGGTCGGACCAGAGCTAAACTGAAGCTTGTTGGCGTAGGTATTGGCACCGGGGCGCGTGTTCAACGTCGCGCCGCTGTCGTAATCGTCGGACGCGTTGCCGTTCTTCCGCGCACGGAACCGACCCACAGTGTTTGAGATGATCACCTCGAACTCAAATGCCGCCCATGTGTTCTGCGCTGTCACCGCGCCGGTATAGGTGGCCAGAACTGCCCCAGCAGGAGTGCCAGAGGTCAATAAGACAGCGCCATCACTACGGAACACGATGCTGCACTGCGCCGTTGTGCCGTCGAGCAGTTGCAGGTTGCATCCCAGATTTGTGCCGGTGAGTGCGACATTCTGACGGAACGCCATCACGAGATGATGCACAGCGTCGTTTGCCCCGCTCGATTTTGTAAGGGCAATGATGCTGTTGTTGGCGCCTGTGCTCCACGCCTGACCACCGGCAAACCGCCCAGCAACAAGGGTGGAGTTCGTCGTTGTGCCACTGTCCCAGTAGCCCACCACCGCGTCGGCGATTGCGGCGTAGAGATCGAACCCGTCACCAAACGTGTATGCCATCGTGTCTACACTCGCGTGGTGAGGATGGTGATGCCACAATCACTCAGCGTCGCATCCTGACTGCTCGGTGCAACCAACTGCAACACGTCGCCAACACTCAGTGTACCACCTGCACCAGCCAACGTGACCGACGTGTTACTGACGTTCGTGATGGTGACTGTCCCCAACGCAGTCGTAACGCCTGCACTGATCTTGTTCACTGCAAACACAGCATCAGCAGTCGTCTTCGTTGCGTCGTACACCACGCTACCAGCCAAGCTAGCAGGCACAGTCACACCCTGTGGCAGTGGCACGTTGACTTGCATGGCAGCAGTTGGCTTACCAACGAACGGGAACGCAATCGGCACCTGTCGTGTCTCACTACCAGAACTCGCTACCCACTTGTCACCATCCCACGTATACCGTGCACCGTTCGGTCCATTGACGACCTGACCGATGGTTGGTGTGTTGGGGAAGTCGAATGCCATGGGTTACCTCAGAGGTCCGCCGAGTAGTCGATTGTTGCACCACTTCCGCTTGCCTGCACAGGGACGCAGGTCCACGGAGCGTTAGTGCTTCCGCTGGGCGCAGCAACGTGCATCCATGCAGTATCCGCGCTCGATCCTGTCGATATGCCGCTCGCAGCCATCCCAGCCACAAAGAAGCTCCCGACCGCAGACGTTGTGATGGTTGGCGCGGCACGCTTGGTCACCTTGAATGGCAGCATAACGAAATAAGCGGTCGGTGGATTGAAGTTTGTCTGCGTCGTGCCGACACCAATAGCTTCATTGGCAGCCAGTGCCCGACGTTCGAAGAACCGCTGGCAGTGTTGCAGATCATCGGCATACTCTATCTTCTCCAACGGCGTGGCAACGCTGCCGATCTCTAGCTGGACGCCCCAGAGACCAAGTGTGTAGCTCTGCACACCGATACCGCCAGCATCGGCATTGTTCGTTGCACCGGAACTCATCCAAAGTTGGACGGCAGTAAAACTGGTGTTCGGTGTCGTGCCAAACGTCTTGCCTGCAATACTCGGTATGTTCCAGGTCGTTGTGTAGCGCACCCATCCGGCTGCGAGCGTGACAGCCTGCGCAGTCAGCTTAACTATCGCGGACGGTGAACCGCCTGTGCCAAAGTTCTGGTAGAGATCAATGCCAAGCTTTGGTGTGGCGGGGCCGGAAATCACTCGTGCCCAGAAAGTCAGGGTAACCGTCTTACCAGACAGTCTACGCACATCCTCGATGTGATGCTCGCCAGGGATTACATAGTCACCTGCACCAGACGTTCCTGCGCCAACGCAGGTGAAGATGTTGCTTACTGCTTCATCACTGATGCTGCTGCGATCATAGTCCCCTGCTGCCGTTTGACTGACCGAAACCGTCCCGCCACCAACAGCGCAGGTCCAACGGTCCAGCGTATAACCGCTCGTGGTAAACGGCCCACCACCACGCTGCGCGACGTTGAACAGACCATTGTGGACAAGATTGCGACCAACGTTAGCCTGCACCATCGACAACGGTGCATACGTGTCGAACGGCAACGGCGTGTTCGTGGCAGGCACCCACTGTGGACTACCAGTCGGGTCCTGGTAATTCACATACAGTTGCAGGTCTGCACTGCTGAACCACATACCACCACTGACAGGCACAGGTGGCGTATCAGACACAACCAGTGATGCACTACCAGTGGTGACGCGGTTGTCCACGTACTGCTTGGTCGCAGCCTGCAACGGCAACGCAGGATCGAACGCAAGTGTCAGCACACCTGTCAGCGTGCCACCAGTCAGTGGCAAGTACGCGCCAACAACGATGTTGTCGTCCACGTACTTCTTCGTCACCGCCATCATGTCGCTGGTCGGTGGCCCATACAGCAACAGGTCACCTTCCATCGTACCACCACCGATTGGCAAGTACGTGCCCGGTGAGATACCAGCGATGCTCGTGTCCACATACTGCTTAGTCGCAGCATGGAAGATGTCAATCGGGTCCTGTGCCAACGTCAGCATGCCAGCCATCGTGTCGCCTTCACGACTGACACGCTCACTGAATGCTTGGTTCAGCTTGTCTGCACGCAGTGGGTCTTCGCCACGATAGAACGTCGTCGTCGTCATGCCAGTGGGTCCGAGTCCAGCACGAAGTAAGTGAAGTCGCCCATTGATCCGTCCACGTTTGCACTCGGGAACCGTGGGTCGAGCAACAACGGCTGTTGTGCCATTGCAGCAGTCAACCGACGCCTACGCGCAGTGGCAAGCATCTGGAACTTGTTCACCTGCGCAGGCACCGTTCCGTCATCCACGCAGTACGCCCACGCTGCATCGTACTGAAGCAGCAGGTTGTCCACATACACCGTCGTGTCATCTGACAGTGGCAGTGGCGTGCTCTGCCTCGCATGCACAGTCACAGACAGCGTGGTGGGCGGTATGACCTTGAATGGCCTGTGGGGCACTGTGTAGTCAGGCGTCACGAACAACCGACTGCTGCTACCAGTGCTGACAATCCCATCCGGGTTCATCGACTGTGGGAACTCGACAAGCTGCCGATTGCTACCAGCAGGGAACACCGCACGGATGTCCTCGTACTCGTCGATGTAGCTGATCGGTCCCTTTAGGTCAGCAGTCAGCAGACCAGTCGCACCATCGACACTAACGGTCTGCCACAGCATATACCGTGGCCACCACAACTCATCGACTTCTAGCTGGTACGCATCCTGCACGTACTGACGTATGCGCCCCGACGCGTAAATCTGCGTCGCCACACCGGGCACTTGTGATAACTCAGTGATGACTGCGTTTACGATGTCCCTGACAAGGGTGCCTGCCATACAGCCCTCCTGCTAGACAGGCGGCGCGCTTGGGACGACGCACCGCCTGCCAGTTCATCACTACGCACGTTGTGGGGACTACGCTGCGAAGTGACGAATGCCGTGCAGACCACCGTTGTTGGTCGTGTTCACATCGTTGGCGAAGCTGAACGCAGCACTGAGGATGTTCGTCCCGTTCATGGCAGTCGTCGGTGCATACGTGCCACGCGGATCACCAGTGCTTGCAGTCTGCGGATCAGTGAGTGCCGGTGCAGTCAGTGTGCCAGCAGCAACAGCAGCACCGTTCGCCACTTCCCACTCAACCCTCAGTGCCTTGTATGGCAAACCAAGTCCACCACCAGTGCCAATGTTGATCGTGGTCGCTGCCGTTGTCGTGTTGATCACCAGTGTCTGGAACGCCTTGAACGCTTTCTTACCAGCCACAGGTGTTGCACCATTCAGTGTGAAGTCCTCATTGATCGGTTGACCGAGGTAGTCCCACCCCTTCACCGTCAACGTGGATGTCGCTGCACCACTGGCTACAACCGAGATCGTGCGTCCATACGTCTCGACAATCGGTGTGGCACCAGTCAGGTCCACACTCAGTGCAACTGCAATGCTCTGCGCATTCACAATCGCAGTGGCATTAGCCGCAGCAGGTGCACCGAAGCTCACACGCGTGACACCGTTCCAGTTCACGTCCGCGCTGTACATCATCGCTGGGACGTAATTGTTGATCCGACGCGGGAAGAACGTCGGGTTGGTCATTACATTGGGCATTACTCAATGTCTCCTTCTAGTGTGGCAAGCCCACCTGTGGCCCTCGGTCGGTTGTGTTGCTTACGCTCCACAATCTCCTTCGGTGACAGACTGTACGTCTCAGGCACAATCTCACCGCTGTTCATGTCCACCATGTGTGGCCTGCTCAACACACCAATCCTCTGCAACTGCTCAGTGTCATCCGCAGCCACAAACATGCTGTGCCCTTGTGGGAAGTAGATCATGTAGCCGTCAGTGAACTCCTCCTGCTTAGGCACCAACCTGCGTGCAATGATCTGCTTGTTCTTGAGCGGACCAACGTCACGCACTTCCTCCTCGATGTGCACCACAGTGCGGATGAACCGACCAGTCACCTTCTCGGCTTGGAACGCAGGCTTGAAGTCAATCGTGCCGCTCACGGTGTGTCACCATCAGCATCAATGCCATCGTCATGCTCAGACGTGTCAACACGTGTTGACTGGTTTCGCTCCTCATCCGTAGGCTGCACGTCAGTTTCTTCCTCCTCCTGCGTACGACCAACATTGGTCACACGCGGCTCAGTCGGTGCAGTCTGTGGATACACCTTCTCATCAGTGAGTGGCTCGGCACCCGGCTCGTTCGTCTTCTCTACTTGTTGGCGCTCTTCTTCCTCACGTCGGACACGCTCTTCCTCTTCACGACGTTGGCGGTCTTCTTCACTCTCGTTCGAGTAACTCATGACACCCTCATCAGCTTGTGCAGCGGGGATCTAAATTCTGTGGACGCCAGTACACCGGTGTGGTGACGGGCGTCGTCTGAATTGGCGGTGGCTTTGCAGGTGCGGCTGGCATCAGTTCGTCAACACTGCATGAGTTCTAAACGCACGCCACATGCACCACTGGCCCTGCCACACCACACGACTACCCACCGCATCGACGTTCCACGGGGCCACCAACTCCTTGACCTTCATGTTCACGCCACGCAGCATGTGCAGTCGTAGGAACTCATCATTGATGAAGTACGCATACGACACCGGGCAGTCTTCGTCATACATCAGTGGGATGTTGTTGTGCAGACAGCCCTCGAACCCCAAATCAAACATGCGCTTACCAGCACGTCCCTCACTCAGCGGCAACGTGAGCTTGTCACGCACAGCCTGCCGATACATGCGGTAGATGTTGCGTCCAACCAGGATCACTGTGGGCTTGTCACCCTTCAGTGTCAGGTCCATCAGCACATCATCGAACACCTCCTCGATGTTCGTGCTGTCCATACCACCAGCAAAGATGTATGCACTCGTGCGCCACTGCGGCTGCGTTGCCCGGTTGATGCCACCAAGCGTGCCAGTCGTCGGGTTGGTCGGTATCACACTACCAAGACCCAGTGGGTCCATACCACCACCAACCGCGTACAAGTACTGACTGAACTTGTCCTTGATGGACTCCTCAAGCACATTCATCTTCTCACGCATGAGCTTGAATATCTGCGCTGCGCCCTTGTTCTCATCCTGCTCCTGATCAGAGATGATCACACTGCCTGCCACACGACTGTACCCATACTCAACCGTGTCGAACTCGTCGGTCTGGTTGACGGGCAGCGGCGTGTAGTAGCTATAACTCGTGACGTTCGGGTTGCGGCCAACCGTCAGTGGATTGGTGATGTTGTAACCACCATCCTCATACTCAACACGGTCGTTCGCAAACACCCAAGCCATCAGCGCGTTACTCTTGATGCTGGCCATCACCAGCTTGCGCCTACTTTTGGTCATTGTGCTGTGCAGTACGTCTGCTACAGCGGGGATAATTGTTCCAACAGGCATTGCCTACTCCTAGTTCAACTGGACACCATGATCTTGCATCGCCTGACGAATGATGTCGCCCCACGATGCGTTTTCACTCATCGGTGCGTTGTTGCCGACTGGTGCGGCACCATTACCCGATGCACTTCTGCGTCCTGGTATCTGACGCGGCTGTGGTTCCGGCTGCTGGGAGTTAGGCTGCTGTGGCTGACCCAACTGCTGTTTTAGCGGTCGGGACCAGTCAAGTCCGTTAGCATGTGCCCAACGTATCATCTTCGTATAGGCTGCATGCAAACTCAAGTCAGGCTGAGCCTGCAACATCTCGGTCAGCACGTCAAGGTTTGCGTTGCCTTCGGGGTTCTCAGCCAGGAAACCCTGTAACTCCTGTTCGGCCTGTTGACGCAATTGCACCTGCTGCTGATTACGCTGCTGCTCCTGTGTCAGCGGTTGCAGCTTGTTGTCAATCATGCGGCTGATCGCATTCAGGTCCATCCCCGGATTGACACCCTCTTGCAGGAACGGGATGGGATAGCCTTTGCTCTTCACCTCTTCGACCAACATACCAAGTGTACGCACGGGATCACGCAGGAAGTCGCTCATCACCCGTATCGCAACCATGTGGTCCTCAGGACTGATGTTCAGCCGTGTGGCTTCCTGCATCACCTGATTGCCACTCTGCACTTGCCGCTGCACAGCACCTAACTGCTGCTTCAACTGGTTGTTCTCGCGTGCGTGCCGCTGACCTTCCTCAAACACACGCCGCTCGATACCACCCTTGGCAACCGTGCGTCCCGTTACCGGATCAACTAGATCACGGGTACTACCATCACCTGGGACTTCGACCAACCCGTCGTGTCGTCGCTGCACTTGTTGTGCAGATCGGTCATCTCCGCTGCCTGTGCCACCAGTTTGAGTAGGCGGCGCTGATGATCGTCCATCGCCACCACTTTCACTGCCCGACGCAGGCGTTGACGACGTGCCTTGTGTATCGCTGCCACCTTCAACTTGGCCATCATCGCCTCCATCCGCGAAGTCAGGGATGTTCTTCAGTATGCTGTCTTCAGTTGTGCCACTCATGCTGCTTGTTGCGGCTTACCACCGCCCCCCTGCGTTGCTGCCAACATCTGTTGGAAGATTTGTGCCGGTGGCACGCCCTGAGCTAGTGCCTGCCCAATCGCTTGCAACACAGGCGGTGGTAGCTGTTGCAGTGCTTGGACGACCATAGCGGCTACCTGCATGCCACCGGCACCTGACTGCGTTTGCTGCGCAGCCTCTGCACCACCGGGTTGTCCTTGCGGTGCATTACCAGTGCCGCCCATACCGGGTGCACCACCCTGACCAGCAACAAGCGTCTGTTGCACCTCAGCGGCGATTGCGTCCCAATCCTCCTTGCTGACAGTGAAGTCATCGAACGCTTTGCTCATCATACTGAGCGTGACCTTCAACGCAGCAGCCGGTGCAGCACGCACATACTGCGCCAACACCTGACCGATCTGTATCGCCTCCTGCTTCTTCTGCTGCGTGGTCAACTTCTGCGTACTGCCACCAACCACAGTGATGCTCATCGCAGCAAGATCACGCAGGTTGTCCAACGGTCGCCAGAACGGCGTCACATCCAAGCCCGTCAAGTCGTTGACCGTCTGTGCATCCATGAACCGCAAGCACAACTGCGCCAACTTCCAACCAACATCACCGAGTGCGTCCTCAATCGCGTCCAGACGCATGTCCATACGCATGTTGCCCATCGTGCTGTAGTAATCAATCGCACGGTTGGTCGTGTTCGTCTTGAACTCACCACCACGTTCCGCCTCGCTCGTAGCAGCGATGCGGTCGATGCTCATGTACAAGTCCTTCTTGTCGAACAACTGAGTGAACGCCATGCTCGGTGGCGGTATGCTGAAGATCGCATCCTCATGCTTCATGCCCTCAGGCAACGTAAGCGGTGTAGCGACAGCCTCCGGTCCCTTCAGTATCCGATCAGCGTGCTCCTGCGTCATACCGGTGTTCGGGTTGTAGAAGATATTCCTGCGTGCCCACAACAACGCCCTGCGACGCTCATCATTGATCTCGTTGATCTGGTCCTGCTGGTCGAGGTAGTAACTCACCTCACCCTTGGCATACATTGCCACTGGGTTGTCATGGAACCACATGGGTGTCAGTGGGAAGAAGCCCTGCAACTGGTATGGATCGTCCCACACCCAGATCGGCCACTTCCAGTCATTGTCTGCGTACAGCTCCAACCGGCGCGTCACCTTGTCCCACACGTACCAGACCTTCGTGCGCTGCGCCTTCTCATACGTGTCCTTGTCATCGAAGCCGTACGCGCTATAGCTGGCATCAGTCTTGTCGAACAGCGTGAAGTCATCCTCACCGTTGTCACCAGACGTGCCACCATTCATGATGTGCGTCGGCTCGAAGATCGAACGGAACTCCTCCTTCTCCTCATCCTCAGTCGCAAACACCGCGTTGATGTACTGCGTAGGCAGAAAATCTTCGATCATGATCCAGTTGGCGTCCGTGAGGTAAGGATCAGAACTATCCCAATCAACCAATACCTTATTAGGCAAACGGACGCGCACAAACGGTCCGCTCGGTTGGAGAAACTCGACCTTCTCTTCCAACGCAACCAACTTCTGCTCAATCTCTCTGATCTCCTCAGCATCCTTCGCTTCTGCAAGCTCCTGCGACAGTGTGACCAGATCGTTCACTGCCTGCTCGCTGCTCTTGTCCTTCTTCGTGTAACCAACCTCGAACCACGCCCTGTTCATCAACAATGCAACCAACACGTTGCGCTTGGCCTTGGGCTTGATGTTCACACCGGGCGGGTGCTTCATACTGAACAGTGTATCAACCAGTCGCTGCACTGCTCTTGTGAGATCGTCACCCACTTGGTCAATCGGTGCCTCAGCACGAGGCTCCAAGCTAACCGATACGATCGGGTTCTTAGCGTACAGTTCGGGGACCTGAGCGTTAACATTGCTGAATATGACGTTCTCAGTGGACGACGCCATCTCGTTGAGGCGTCGTGCAACTCGACGGTTGCCAGCCACGTCTGGGTTCTGTTGTCCGTCACGGTGACTGGCCTGATCGTGGTTGTAATAGCGAGTTGCCTCGTCCCACGCATCGACCAAATCCTGCATCTGCTTCTTAGCCGTATCTCGTCTTGATCGCCATATTCCACCGCGCTTACTAGACACAGGAATGCGGCTGTCCGGCATAGCCTTGTAGACAGCGGCGGCCTCCGGTTGCTCCGGCAAACCCACACCGGCCTGTGCCAACGACTGCTCAAGCGGATCACCACTGTCCGCGAACTCAGGTACGGGATCATCAGGATACGTGCCGCTCATTGATCAGAACCTCCCACTGAACAGCAGCACCAACAGGATGATCACCACGATGACACCAATGCCACCGAACCCATACGGTCCATAGTGACCACTGTGGTATCCGTAGTAGCCACCACCGAAGCCAAACACCACAAGCAGGATGATAACCAGTAGCAGGATCAGGCTCATTTGTGCCTCGCCATCTTGCCTTGCCGTTGCATGCGTTCGATCTCATGCCACGCCAACCACGCAGGCGGTGCATTCGGCTTACCAACGTAGCGTGCCAACCGTGGCCGCTGACTCATCGCATACTTCCACATGTCCATCGCGTGGTCGTTGCGGTCCACAGGCTTGTCAGTCGTGTCGTCACTGCCGTCACGCTTGAAGTAGTACTCAACGATCTCGTCCACGAACCACTGACACCGGTCACTGACATAGAAGTGCGGCGCATACCGCAGACCAGTGATCGGGTGCTCATGCTGCATCATCGGTGCGAGGTACTGCCAGTTCTTGGCAATGCCACTACTGATATCGTTGTTGCCCCGCTGCGTGCTGATGCCTTCTTCCTGAAACAGTGTGGCTACGGTCTCGCCCACCGAATGTCCACTACCTGTCTTGCGTCGGAATATGTCGGGGTCAGCGTAGATCGGTCGTAGCTCGTCACCCTCTCCGCAATGCTCAGCACGTATTGTGTGTATACGCCGCGCCGCATCTGCGACGGTAAGCTCTGCAACACGGAACCCATCGAGCAGAAACACATTGGAGTCGTCGTCAACGTAAAAGAGTCCGTAACAACTGTGCCTTGACAGTCCGTGGTCGTATCCTTCCACGAACACAGGCTGAAAGCCGGACAACCGCAGTTGCCGCAGGTGTGTCCGTGCATCTTCATGCGCCACGACATGGACCGCTTCATCGAATTGGGGATAAATAAGTCCAGACAACGCACCCCATCGTCCGTAGACGAACCGTTCCCGCATAGAGCCAGTGTAAGTTGCAAGCATTCCTCGGATGTAATCGACTCCAACGTTGTCAACATTCTCGTACGTGCTCCCCTCGAACAACTCGATCAGCGGCTTAGGCTTGCCATCCACCAACACAGGCTTGCCTTCATCGTCCACTTCACACAGCAGCTTCTCACTGATCACACCGCGCTGATGGAAGTCATGCAGTGGCTTGACGATCTCCCGGTAACACCAGTTGCGTGTCGGGTTGAGCGTCGCCATGAACCATCGTGGCCCAACACGCGGCATCTTCGGGTCATCACCGACATACTCAGTGTTGCCACGCAGTCGTCCCATCAGGTCCATGAAGTCCTTATGACTAAACTCGGGGTCCTCCAACTGATCAACCACGATCCAGTCGTACGTTGCAGACAACAGGTTGCTCTTGCTCTCCTCCGTCTCCTTGCCACGCTGTGCCACATACCGGAAGTTCACTGTGCTGCCGTTCTTCAGTACCAGCGTGTTCTCATCACGACTCGGCATGCGCTTGATCCACGGTGCAGGACACCACTGCAAGAACTCACGCCTGATCGTGTCATTCAGCTTAGGATACGTGCTACGTGCAATCAGTCCATTGCAGCCAGGATAGTCCTTAGCCAACCTGAGAGCCTTGATACAAGCCGCCGCAGTCTTGCCGTTACCGAACCCACCACCGATGAACTGCACTTTTGCAACCGACTGATGAAATCGGTCATGCATGCCACCTTCGACGATCTTGTACCGCTTACTCATCAGTTGTCTTTGCCAAGCAGCATGGTCGATGCAGCCGTGGCAGTGACAGCAGTGGCACCGGGTGGGATGGCAACCACACTGTCAGTGCTGACAGGGATGACCAACACCACACCGTTGTCCCACGTATACGTCGTACCACCGGGCACACGTGCATGCGAGTACATCGTCCTGTTGCCGTGCACACCACTCACATCAACAGCAGCAGGCAACGCCACCTTCACACCCGCACCAAGCGTCAACGCCTGTCCAGCAACGAACGCCATCACACCTCTCCCATGTCAATGGTCGGCACCTCAGCCATGTCACGCTTTACAATCTCGATAACCAGACCACCATCCATTCGATGGCGATGCTCCACCACATCAGCAGCCCGATGACCACTGCGGTCCAGAATGTCACGAGCGGCAGCGATCCTATCGCCGCGCGTCCCTTCGTTGAGCGCAGCAACCATAACCTGCGCCGCATCATGCGCCTTGCGTTGTAACAGGTCTCGTACAACACCCGTCTCAGCATCGAGTACACTCCGCACAACGGCGTCGTGCATCTGTGTGAACGGGTCAGACACCTTGATGCGACCGATCTGGTCAACACTTAGGCCAGTAGCGATTGCAATCTCATCATCAGCCAACCCGAACAGCGTGTAACTCAGCACGACACCCACTGCATTCATCGTGCGTGGGACTTCGGGTAACTCACTCAGCTTCCTACGTGTCTGCGTGACGATCCGCTGTGCCTCTCGTTGCGTCGGCACTTCGATGAACTCATCCTCACGTCCATCACGCAACACGCGACCACCAGGATACACAAGTCTCCCATCCGCTAACCGAAGCGGCTCACCAGGTTCAGCCAACGACATGTCACGGCACCCTCAACCGCATACGACCACGACCACCACCACGTGCACCACGCAACGACTCAAGACTTGCACGCTGTTCAGCAGTCGGTGGTGTCAACTGACCACGCTGACCACGATTGAACGGCAGCGGCGCGTTCTCCACAGGTGTGCTCGGTCCTGGCCTGTAGTTGCCAACTGCATCACTGGTGACACGCGGCATGTCGCCTGTGTAAGTCGGTTCAGCAGGCACAGCCTTCGACAGCGCACTCTCAAGCGGTGCTTGACGCGGTGGTTCCAACTGCGTGTAGTCAACAATGCCACCCTGCTCAGGTGGAACAAGCGGTGGTTGACCAGCACCGGGCGTAGCTGGTGGTGCATTGGCAGTCGGCGGCGGTGTGAACAGCCCAGCAGGGTTTTGCGTAGGCACACTTGCACCGGGCATGCCACTACCGCGCATACCAAACAACGCAGCAGGCAACAGACCACCAAGTCCGATAGCAGACGCAATCTCACCTACACTCGGTCCACCACTCACACTGACATCAGGCGTGCGTGGATCACCACTCGGTGGCGGCGCACTGGTTGTCGGCTGACCACCACCAGTCGGTGGCACAGGTGGCACAGGCAACTGTTGACCACCACCACCACTTGGAGCGCCAACACGTGTTGACTGAGTTGCAGGTGCGCTGTCCTCAGGCATTGCATTACGCAGACCAGGAATGGTGCCCGGCTCACGCGCGTTCTGCTCAATCGCACGACGGATGTTCTCTGCACTCGGTGGGATGCCCTGCGAGTTGAAGTAGCGCATGAGCAGCGTCATCGGTGAGTACTGTGCACTGCCTTCAATCGCACCATTGGTAACTACGTCATCAGTAGCCTGGACCGGCATTGGCTTGCCTCCGTGCAAGGATTGCGTGTGCGATACCAGCAGCCGCATTCACATGGTGTGCATCAGGTGGACCACCTCCACCACCCATCGGTGGCTGCATCGGTTGCGGTGGCGGACCTTGATCCTGCGGTGTCGGTGCAGGCCGTTGCGGTGCAGGTTGCTTAGGCTTACCACCACCTGCCTGAAACGGACGTGGCTTACCAGTGCCAGGAGCCTTCCTCGGCACAGCACTACCCTGCATCGAGGACTTGATCTCACTGTCAAACTTGCCTGCCATCAGTAAGTCACCTTCCCACCACCACCATTACCACTGAGATCGGCAGGATACGTGGACGGATACACAACACGGTCCAACAGACCAAGTATTGCAGTGCGATCAGCGGCAGTCGTTACTCGGTTGACGAGGTTGATGGTTTCAATCGGCACCACACCACCGGGGGCACCCTGCACATGTTGTACCTGTGCCTTCGTTGCAGTAGCCGTCCCGCCAGCAGCCGCACCAGTGAGTGCGCGCCACAACGCACGCAGCACTTTGGCACTACCACCAGCCTGTAACAGCTTGGCCATCGCATCATCGGACTGATTGATGCCGTTCTTGTACACATACCCAACAGTCGCAGGCTGATTGGCGTCACCACTGCCGAGCGTGTTCGAGTAACCAGTGAATGGGATTTGGGTCGAGCCGCTGAGGCTGTAATTGGCCATCGTGATCCTCCATCCTGACTAGGAGAGCATGCACGCTATACCCCACCACAGCAATCAGCAACCATAATCAGCAGACGTGGCGCATCTCCTGTTAGAAAACTGAACCGCCCCCCTATATGTATATATACGTAAGCAGTGCTACGATGCGTTGCGGGGTTGTTTTGTGTTGTGTCCAAGGTGCGCCACGCCCTCGCTGGCACACGTGAACACCCCCGTTTTGGATTTGGCATGGGGGAGTGGGGGGCGTATACACACACGCATGCATGTATACACACCACGTATGTACATACACATGCACATACACGCGTGTAGCCACACACTCGTATATACGTGCGTAGGTACACACACATGTATACACACACGTGAGTACACACAGCCGTATACACATGCGTCTGTATACACAGCGTGTAGATACAGGCAAGGGGACGCGCGTGGTTGTATGCACAAGCGGTTCTATGCACAAGCGTGGTTGTATGCACATGCACAAGCGCATGGCCAGGCATATGTATACACACGCAACGACTGCGGTTGTAGTAAGCTGGTATATACACACTCGGGGTCGGTTCAATTTTCTAGTGTGAGATTGTGCACACCCGACCACGCTCATGTGCACTCGGTTGCATACGCCACAACCACACACTCATTACGCTGCTGTGTATCTACATGACATGCACACCGTGCCGCTGTGAGCGTGCTGTGGCATGGCATGCGCTGGCTGGTACCGTGGCATGGCACGCGCGACACCGTGCTGTA